TCATCAATACCTGCGTGGTCAGCCCGGCCCCGGCAGCCCATCCGCGCTATGCCATTGACCGGCTGTTGATCGAAGGCAAGGCCAGCGGACTGTCGGTCGCCCAAGAGCTCTATCGACTCCTGGGTCAGTCCAAGTTCGGTATTGAGACGGTCGACCCCAAGCGCTACGGCGACAAGGTTGCCCGTGTTCACTCCATTCAGCACATCTTCGCCGACAACATGGTTTATGCGCCGGATCGCTCATGGGCCGACATGGTGATTAACCAAGTGTCTGTGTTTCCGCGCGGCGCGCATGACGACTTGGTGGACTGCGTGTCGATGGCAGTTCGTTATCTGCGCGACACCGGATTCGCACTCAGGCGAGAAGAGAGCGCCATCGCAAGAGAGGACGATATGATGTATAGATCTCCATCGGACACCGCACCATTGTATCAGGTCTAAATGGCTATCCGCAGCAATAGCCTGCCACTCACCGATGATCCATTCGGGCAAATAACGCCTCCGCGTCCGCTATCTCTGGTCGGCGATACAAACGTCAAAATCACCGACGATGATGTCATCACGGTCGAGAACGCCGATGGCTCCGTCACTATCGATCTGAATCCGGAGCATGAGGATGCGGGTCCGGACGATACTGACTTCAGCCGCAACCTTGCTGCCGACATGGATGCGAGCGAGCTGTCCAGCATCGCCTCGGACATCATGGAAGGTATTGATCGTGATGAACAATCGCGCAAGGAGTGGCTCGATACTCGCGCCTTGGGTATCACGCTGCTCGGTCTCAGGCTGGAGAAGCCGCGCACAGACGCCGGGACATCTTCTGCTCCGCTTGAGGGCATGTCGGTTGTCCGTCATCCGGCGTTGCTTGAAGCAACGGTTCGCTTTCAGGCAACGGCCAGGGCCGAGCTTTTGCCAGCCGCTGGGCCGGTCAAGGTGCGCAACGATGCGACGGTCCCACCGAAAGAGGTTCAGCAGACCAATGCAGCGCGCGATCTTGCCGATAGCCTGCAGGGCAAGGATGAACTAGCCCAGGCGCTTGAGCGCGACATGAATCACTACCTGACGGCGATTGCGACGGAATACGTTCCCGATACCGATCGCATGCTGTTCTACATCGGTTTCGGTGGCGACGGTTTCAAGAAGGTTTACAACTGCCCGCTGCGGCGGCGGCCAGTATCGGAATCAATCGATGCCGAAGACTTGATTATCTCCAACGCGGCGACCGATATCCAGAACTGCGGGCGGGTTACGCATCGCATCAAGATGCGTCGGTCGATTCTGCGGCGCATGCAGATCCTCGGTGTCTATCGTGATGTCGAGCTAAGCCTGCCGCAGAATCCGTTTGCGGATGAGGTCGAAAAGAAGAAGCAGGAGCTGGCTGGCGTTAAGGCCCCGACTAGGCCAGAGGACCAAGATTATACGATTTATGAAGTTTACTGCGAGCTCGATCTCAATCAGTTTGCGCCGGATGAATTCAAGGATAAGGGGCTGCCGCTGCCCTATCGTGTAACAATCGAGAAAGACAGCAAGCAGGTTCTCGATATCAGGCGTAATTGGGAAGAAGATGACGATCAGTGCTTGGCAAAACAGTTTTTCGTGCAATTTCCCTTTATACGTGGACTTGGTTTCTATGGCCTTGGTTATATTCATCTACTCGGTAACTCGACGAACGCGCTGACCGCGGCGTGGCGGTTGATGCTCGATGCCGGCATGTTTGCCAACTTCCCCGGCTCGCTGCACGCCAAGAGTGCCGGGCGGCAGAATACCAATACATTCCGCGTTGCTCCGGGCACGAGCCAGCCATTCGACATCGGTGCGCTTGACGATATCCGCAAGGCGATCATGCCGTTGCCATACAAGGAAGTCGGGCCGTCATTCACCGCCTTCACACAGCATATCGAGGAAGTTGTCGCTCGACTCGGCAATACCGCCAACACCCAGGTTGGGGAGGGCAAGCAAGATGCGCCGGTTGGGACTACTCTTGCACTTATCGAACAGAATTCGAAGGTTCTGGACTCGGCCCACAAGCGGCTCCATGCTGCCCAAGCCGAAGAGTTCCAGCTCATTAAAAAACGCTTCCGTGAAGATCCTGAAGCCTTCTGGCGACAGAACAAGCGGCCAACGATCCCGTGGAAGAAAGAACAATTCCTCGAAGCACTGAATAACTGTGAGTTGGTCCCGGTCGCCGATCCGAATAACCCAACGAGTCTGCATCGCATTGCCAAGGCGATGGCGATCAAGACTCTGCAGCAGGCGAGTCCAGATCTCTATGATCCGATTGCTGTTGATATGCGCATCATGCGCATTGTTGATATTGACCCGGAGGGCCTATTCCGGGCTACTCCTGCACCACAACCGCCCGATCCGCGTATGGTGGCCATCGGCCAAAAAGCACAGGCCGAGCAGGTCAAGAGCCAGATCGCTCTCCTTGAAGCGCAAATCAAGGCGAAGTCGCAGGAGGCAATCCTTCAGGACAAGGCTGCCGACCGGGCGTCTCGCGAGAAGATCGAGCAGATGAAGATCGAGCTGGAAAAGCTCAGGGTCATCGAAGAGCATATCATCCATCAGTTCGATCAGCAGCGCATCGAAGCACAGACACAGCATAAGATGCAGCTCGATCAGGCGACGACACAGCAGAAGATTCAGTCATAGCAGGCGCAGGCGCAGCAGAAGATGCAGTCGAGCGCGGCGCTCAAGGCCATTGATGTCGGCATGGAGACACAGCATCACCAGGCCGAGATGCAGCGGGCCGACGAAAGCCACAAGGATGCGATGGACAGGAACGCCGAATTGCACAGGCAAAAGCTTGAACACACCAATGAACTTGCTCAAGCGAAGAAACAGGCTATCTTGAAAGCCAAACCAAAGGACAAGTAGTCATGGCGAAGCCGGCACAGAATGTCGAGAAGTGGGGTCGCGCGACCGCAAAAGAACGCTATGGCACACCGGACGCCAGCGGGGTGACGCCGGCCAAGAGTCAGCAGCCACCGCAGGACCCAGAGGACAAGCACGGCGCTAAATATGACAACGATGCCAGCGGCTGGGTGCGCGGTGTCGGCAGTCCATATCCGCACTTCGATACGCACAAATCAGGGAGCAAGTGATGGCTCATCCATTCGCTCAGCATAAGGCTCATGCCACGTCGAAGAAGCGTGTCGGCCACGTCATGAAGGGTCAACCGCATGCGGATGCCGCGGCTGACAAGAAGCTGTTTCAGGATCTGATGGCCCAGCAGGCGGCTGGTGGTGGCGACGAGCAGATGCCGCCTCCCGGTATGAAATCTGGTGGCCGTCTCGACAAATATGCCCGCGGTGGCAGAACTAAGGATAAGGGTGCCACGCGAATCAATATCGTGAATGTCGCTCCGGGAGATAAATCCTCCCCCGGTGTTCCCGGCGCGCTTCCAGGAGGTCCCATGCCTCCGCCTCCCGCACCTCCTCCAATGGCTGGCGGTCCACCCGGACTCCCACCGGGCGGACCTCCTGGGCTTCCACCGAAACCTCCCGGCATGATGAAGCGTGGGGGCAAGGTGAAGGGCTTCGCGCGAGGCGGCAAGCTCGGTATGACTGCCGGAGCCGAGAGCGGCGAGGGCCGTCTGCAGAAGGCGAAGAAGTACAACGCAAAGTAATGGCAGAAACCAGGTTCCATTCGCTGTTAAAGGGCAAGGTGCAGTACGCCGTAGAGGTGAGAGCCGGTGATATTGCTGCTGGTCAGTGTACGGATTACGCGGCCTATCGGGAGAATGTCGGCTACATCAAGGGACTCATGGATGCCCTCGCACTTGCTGATGAGATAGAAAAGGAATACGAGTGATGGGTGTTGTAGTACCTCATAAGGCGATTGACATTGTTGCCAATGCGAAAGACCCGAAGAAAGCGATCATCGATTTCGTCGGTGATCTGTCCGGCCACTACGTCCTTTCAAACCGAGTTCTGGTCGCCACCTACATGCGACCGGAAAAGACCAAGGGCGGCATCATTCGCCCCGATGCGAACAAGGAAGAGGATGTTTGGCAGGGCAAGGTCGGCCTCGTCCTCAAGTGGGGCACAGCTGCCTTTCAGGATGACGCGGAATACCATTTCGCCGATGCAGACAAGGTGCAGGTCGGGGAGTGGGCCGTCTACAACGTGGTCGACGCCAGAAGCCTCATGGTTAATGGATTTCCTTGCCGGTTGCTGAGGGATGCCAGCATCATGATGAAGGTGGATGACCCGAATTCAATCTTTTAGCGGAGGGGTATATGCCGCGACTACGCCAACCGACAGCCAAGAAGGAAGAGCTGTTCGATTCAGACGCCGCTACACCGGCTGCCGAGGAACAGGAAAAGCCGGTCAAAGAGGCGGCTGTCAGCGAAACTCCAGAGCCATTTGAACAACCCCAGGAATCTCCGCCAGCTCCCGTTGTGGAAGAGCCGACAATCGATGACGCGGCAGCCGCGCTCAAGAAGCAAATTGAGGAAATCAGGCGCAACGAAGCCCGCCAAAGGGAGCAGGTCGATGCTCAGTGGAAGCAGAAGTTCGACCGCATGGGGGCTGAGCAGGCGATTAAGGACATCAGCAATCAGCGGGACAGGCTCAAAGCCGAGCGGATGGCGCTTGAAGGCAGCCACTCAGCCGCGAAAGCGACGGTAGAAAAGGCAATGTCCGATCTGCGCAATGCCGAGAATAGTGGGGACGCGGACGCCAAGATCGAAGCGATGGGCCGACTTGTGTCGGCGCAGACCGATATGGGGAAGTTCGAGGCCGGCATTGCCGAGATTCAGGCCAAGCGGCGAGAGTTGAGGGACGAGCGCGACAAGCTGAGAAAGGCTGTGCCGGAGCAGCCAACGGTACAAGACCAGCCGCAGAAAAGGACGATCGATGGGGTTACCGCAAACTTGCCTGCAGCGGAAGCCGAGTGGGTTCGACAGCACCCCGAGTACATCGAAGACGACAGAAAGTATGGCTATCTCGTTAATGCTTCGCAGATTGCCTATAACGAGGGGCTGAAGGTGGGCGAACCAGCTTATCTCCCGCGCGTCGAGGAAGTTCTTGAGTTTCTTAGCGGCGGCGGTCGACCCGCTGCCGAACCACCGAAAAGGAGCCCTCCAGTGAGCGCACCCGTCAGCCGTGAGGCACCGAGCTCCAGTGGGCAACGTCCGACCGGTAAGGTCACATTAACCGCAGCGCAGCGCGAAGCAGCGAAAGACTCAGGCATCACCGAGGCCGAATACGCCCGGCAGCTGGTCAAATATCAACAGGCGCTGGCTGATGGCACCTATGGAGAAACCCGCAAATGACCGAAGAAGTACAAGTCCCCAAGCGGCGCGGCAGGCCACCCAAGGTTGCCTCACCCATTGCGCGTGAGCCAAAGCGGCCGATGTTCAAGATGGTGGCCGATATCGACTCGATCGATCCGACCAGCCGCAGCATCACCGATCGGTTTTACATCGCCTCCAACGACATTCCAGAGGGTGTTGAGCTGCAGTGGGTTCGCTTGTCATCGATGGGCAAGGCGGATGATCCCAACGTGCAGGCCAAGACACAGGCTGGATGGCGACCTGTGTGCAAAGGCGACATTGATGGCCGCTTCGACAATAAGTACGACAACAAGAATGAGGGCGAGCCACTGACGGTCGACGGCACCATTGGTCTGTTCTGGATGCCGAAAGAGCTTTACGCAAAAATCAAGGCAAGAGAATACAAGGAAGCCAGAGAGCGCGTCATCCTCAAGGAGCGCGACCTCAAAGGTGGCGGAATGCCTGTCACACTTGACGCTGCGCATCCATCCGCTGTACAAACGAATCGCATAGGCAAGTCGTTTGAGAGACTTGATATTCCGAAGGACTAGGCCGGTTCTGTATAGAACCGCGGGGACGCTCCCCAAAACCTAACCCGGCAAACGCTTTGACGGTTCAACCCGACTGATGCTGCGACGCTCGCAGCTAATGTCGCATAGGAGCCGCCATGGCTAACACGAACGCACCGTTTGGATTTCGTCAGTTTGGCCGCGCAGAAGGCGGCGCACCCACAGCTGGTTTCGATCGGCTGTTCATCAACTCCAGCGATACGAATCTCTATTTTACCGGAGACATCGTAAATCGGAGTTCTGCCAACAACGCATTCATCACCAACCCATCGTCTGCCGTCGGCATCATCAACGAGTACGGCATGGCCGGTGTGTTCTTGGGCTGTGAATACTACAGCGCAACGGTTGGTCGTGTCGTGTGGAGCAGCTACTTCCCCGGCAACGTGGGCTCTAGTTCCCCGGCCAACGCTTATGTCTGCACCGACGACAAGCAGCGCTACATCGTTCAAGGTACCTCTGGCGCTGTTCTGACTTCGACCAGCATCGGCATGGGCTATACGGCAACGGTGCAGAACTCTTCGTTGGGTAACCAAGCGACCGGGCAAAGCGTCATGACGCTGGCCTCCAGCTTCCCCACCGGTTTGTCCTCGAACGCGGTCATTCGCGTCGTCGACCTTTACAGCAATTACGCGCCTCCTGGCGTC